AGAAGCGATCTATTAGAAATGGGTTTTGATAGAGAAATAGTTGAGAGTCTTCCAACATCAAATAATATTATTTATAACGATGAAAGACTAACTAGATATAGTGATATTGATGAAAGCCCATTCGAAGATGCACCTGACGAAACTTCACAAGAAGTAGAGTTATATGAGTGCTACATCAAAGTCGATATGGATGGCGATGGTATAAATGAGTTAAGAAAAGTAACCGTAGCTGGAGCTGGAGGTTACACAATCCTAGAAAACATGGCTTGTGATAATATTCCTTTTTGCTCTCTAACTCCTATTCCTATGCCACATAGATTTTATGGGAGATCCGTTGCTGAATTAGTAGAGGATGTTCAATTAATTAAATCGACAGTTATGAGACAATTGTTAGATAATATGTATCTAACAAATAATAATAGAGTTGCGATTATGGATGGTATGGTCAACTTGGATGACCTACTAACATCAAGACCAGGGGGTGTGGTTAGAACTAAACAACCACCAAGCCAAGTTATGATGCCAATGCAATCACAAACTATTTCTCAACAAGCTTTCCCTTTATTGGAATACCTTGATACGATTAGAGAAACTAGAACAGGGATTACTAGATATAATCAAGGTTTAGACGCAGATAGCTTAAACAAAACTGCAACTGGCGTAAATGCAATTATGACTCAATCTCAAATGAGAATGGAATTGATTGCTAGAGTATTTGCGGAGACAGGGATTAAAGATTTATTTAGACGTATCTTTGAGCTTACTTGTAAGTATCAAGACAAAGAAAGAATTGTAGAATTAAATAATCAATTCGTACCTGTAAAACCTACGGAGTGGAGAAATAAATTTAATGTTTCTATCTCAGTTGGTTTGGGAAGTGGATCAAAAGAGCAACAAATTATGATGCTCAACAATATTTTAGAAAGACAATTACAAGCTTTCAATTTACAAGGTGGCCAAGAATACCCAATGGTAAGCCTAAAAAACATTTACAATAGTTTAGCAAAAATTATTGAGAACGCAGGGCTTAAAAATGTTGAAAACTACTTTGTCAACCCTGATCAAGGTAAGCAAATGGTTCAACCAAAACCACCACCACCTTTGACACCAATTGAAAAAATTGAGTTCACTAGAATACAAAGTGAAGAAAAACGTAAAGTAGCAGAGTTGGAATTAGAAAATAAAAAATTAAAAGCTGATACTGCAGAAGCTATTTTAGGTTTTGAAACAAAAATAAAAGAACTTGAACTTAAATATAACACTCAAGTTGACATGGCCAAAATGAAAGCCGATGCCGACTTAGAAAAGTTAATTACGAATAATAGAAATAAAACTTTTTTAGAAGCACAACGAAGTAGCGACACATTACAACAACAAGTAAGTGAACTAAATGAACAAAGACCAAGTGGACAAACTCCAAGAGGAGATAAGCCAATCGAACAAAGCTAAACAACTTTTTGAAAATCCTTTACTTAAAGAAAGTTTTGAAAAATTAAAAAAAGTTTATAGTGATAGTTTGTTTAATACAGGTGCTAAAGAAGAAACAACTAGAGAAAAGCTTTGGTTAGCTTACAATATAGTTGGAAAAGTCGAACAACATTTATTAGAAATTTTAGATACAGGGAAACTAGCTTCTAAACAATTAGAAGATTTTAGAACTAATATTCGAAATAAAAAATTCTAAACAAAAAGTTTAGGATAAGTCAACCTACACAACAGGAACTTAACTTAAAAGGAATATAATATGTCATCAGAGAATTATGCCAATCCCTTAAAGGAAGCTGAAACTGATATACAAAAAGCAACGAAAACAATAGCAGGCCTACTAGACCCAAAAAGTCAAAACGAAGAAAAGCCTGAGGAAGAAAAACAAAATTCTCCTGAACTTACACAAGAGGAATCTTCTCAAGAAGATCAACCTCAAGAACAGGAAATAAAGGAAGAAGAAACAGAGGTGGAATCGCAAGAAGAAACCGAAGTAGAAACAACCGAAGACGTATCTCAAGAAGAAGAACAAATTGATACTCAAGAGAAACAAGATTCCCCATTACACAAAGTCAAAGTGAATGGACAAGAGTTTGATGTTACCCTTGATGAGTTGAGAAATGGTTACTCAAGAGATGCTGATTATAGACAAAAGACTGAGGAACTTTCCAATCAAAGAAAGCAATTTCAATCTGAGTCTGAAAAGCAAAGACAAGACTACTCTCAAAAGCTAACTGAGTTAAATCAAATGATGTCTATTGCTCAACAACAACTTAATGAAGAAGCTAATCAAGTGGATTTAGAAAAGTTGTATGAAGATGATCCAAGTGAGGCCATGAGGATTGAACGTAGAATGAAAAAGAAACAAGAAAAACTTGATCAAGCTATGCAACAATCACAAGCCGAACAAAAACAACAATTTGAAAGTTTTTTACAAGATCAACAAACTAAATTAGTGGCTAAGATGCCTGAGTTTAATGATCCTCAAAAAGCTTCTCAATTAAAAGCTTCTATGAAGAATACTTTGACAAACTATGGTTTTAATAATCAAGAGATTGCACAAGTATATGATCATAGAATAGTGATGTTGGTGAACGATGCTATGAAATATAGAAATATGCAAAGTTCAAAACCAGGTTTAGCAAAAAAGATTTCTAAGCCAGGTAAAGTTTTATCTTCAGGGGTTAAGCAAAATCAAAGTGATGTAAGTCTCAAGGCCAAAAGAGAAAAGTTGAGTCGTCTAAAGAAAAGTGGAAGCGTCAAAGACGCTGCAAGCATATTTTTAGATATGATTAACAATAAATAACTCAATTAAAGGAGACAAACTATGGCACAGGTAACTGGAACATATAGTCAATACGATGCAAAAGGTTTGAGAGAAGATTTATCTGATCTGATATACTCTATCTCACCAACTGAAACACCATTTATGAGTGGTATTGGCAAAGAAAAAGCAACAGCCGTTTTACATGAATGGCAAACCGACAGTTTAGCATCAGCTGTATCAAATAATGCACAAATAGAGGGTGATGAAATTGGTTTTTCTGCACCATCGGCTACTACTAGAGTAAATAACAGAACACAAATCTCAAGAAAATCTGTGATTGTTTCTGGTACTTTAGATAGCGTATCAAAAGCTGGTAGAAATAATGAATTAGCTTATCAAATCTCAAAAGCTTCGAAAGAACTTAAGAGAGATATGGAATCTTCATTATGCGCAAACAACTCACCTGTTGTTGGTGATGACTCTACAGCTAGAGAACTTGCTGGATTAGCAGGTTGGATACAAACAAACAATGACGCTGGTTCAGGTGGAGCAAATGGTCAAGTATCAAGTGTTGACGTACCTGGAACTGCAAGAACAGATGGAACTCAAAGAGCTTTCACTGAATCTCAACTTAAAAACGTAATCAAAAAATGTTGGGATGAGGGTGGTGATCCATCAATGATCATGCTTGGTTCTTTCAACAAACAAGTTCTTTCTGGTTTCACAGGTGGATCAACTAGATTTGACCCTGCAGAAAACAAAAGACTTGTAGCTGCTGTTGATGTTTATGAATCTGACTTTGGATCAATGACTGTTGTTCCAAATAGATTCTCAAGATCAAGAGATTGTTTTGTACTTCAACCAGATATGTGGGCTACAGCTTTCTTAAGAGACTTCTCTCTTATGGACTTAGCAAAAACTGGTGATGCTACTAAACAAGCATTGTTAGCAGAATACACACTTGTTTCTAAAAACGAAAAAGCAAGTGGTGCAGTATTCGATTTAACTACATCGTAATAGATATTATTATAGGGGGAGCAATCCCCCTATATGCAATTAACATTTTGTTTGGTCTTTGAAGATTTTTAAAGTCGGAACGAAGCAAACTAAAAAGGAAAAACATGAGAACACTTAACGATTATTTTTTAACATCACATATTCCTAATGTATCATCAGCTTCTTCAACTTTTGTTGTAGTACCTGATGGAGGAAGAATAGTTAAAATTTTTGCACATAACAAAGTTGCAACTACTGGAACTGCAGCAATCACTTTTGAAATAGATGGTGTAGCTTGTACGTCAGCTGCGATTAGTCATGTAGCATCAGGTTCAGCTGGTAAACAATACGAAGTTGAGCCAACTTCATTAAATAGTGTAAATGAGGGTTCAGTTATTGAGGCAATCACAGATGGTGGTTCAACTAACTCATCTAAAATGGAACTTACTTACGTTATTAGAAGATAATAGAATTTGGGGGAACTTGCCTAGCGGTACATCCCCCAAGTACCCAACAAAATTTATTAGGAGAAATTAATTATGCAAATGGTAGGTAAAAAAAAGTTTTCATACACAAAAAGTGGAATGAAAAAAGCTAAAGCCTTTGCAAAGAAAAAAGGCAAAAAAGTTAAAAGTAAAAAAGGAAAATATTAATGTCATATAATTATGGATTGTTTCCAATCAAAACACAAAAAGTAACATCTAGTGGATCAAGTTCAGCAACAGCTGATGGAATGTTAGCGCATACACAATTTATTAGAATAGTCGCAAGTGCGAATGGCCATGTTGCCTTTGGTGGATCACCAACTGCTTCAACAAGTTCTATGTATATCCCTGCTAATGATATTGAAATTATTAAAATTAGACCAGGTGAGAAAGTAGCTTTTATAGGTAGTGGCGATCTTTATGTAACTGAGTTAAGTGGCTAAACAGAAATTTGTTCATTTTGTTCCTAGAGATAAACCTCCTAAAAGAAAAGGGGTTCACAAAAAATCTCAATCTAAATCGGAGAAAAGACAAAAGAAACAAACTAGATATAAAGGTGGTGGTCGATGAGTAAGATTGTTGAAAAAAATGGTTTAGTAACAGAGACTTTTTATGGCACAGAAAAGGGTGTTGTCCAAGAAAGAAAAATTGATCATAAGCCAATTTTAGAACACAATAAAAAGTTATATAATCAAAACGATGGTTACTCACCTGATAAAGGATTAAAAAGAATAGCTTCTATCCCTACAATAATTTTAGAAATTTGGGCTAAAGAATATAATGGTGATCAAAACAATGGTAATTGGTTTGCTCTACCTAAAGAAACTCAAACTAAAATTTTAAAAGAAAAATTAAATAGTTCTGATTACAAATATTTTAGAACAGCACCAGGAAGATTTTAATGGCATTAACAAATTATAGTTCTCTAAAAACATCAATTGCTAATTGGTTAAATAGAAGTGATTTAACATCGGAGATTAGTGATGATTTTATCAAGCTAGTAGAAGCTGATATGAACTCAAAATTAAGAGTAAGAAAAATGATTACTCAAACAAGTTTTACTATTGATAGTGAGACAGAGGCTTTGCCAACTGGTTTTTTACAAGTAAGAGATATGTATATCTTAAGTGGATCAACTAAATATCCATTAAGATACATGACTCCCTCACAAATGGATCAAGTAAAAGGTACTTCACAAACAGGGCTACCTTTGGCTTACACTATTCTTGGAGACACTTTTAGATTTATGCCAAGACCTGATAATAATTACACAGCTTATATAAATTATTATAAAGGCTTCGATGCGCTATCAGATACAAACACAACAAATTATATTTTAACATCACATCCATCTATTTATTTATATGGATCACTCTTTCATGCTGCGAACTTTTTAGGAGGAGTTAATCCTCAACAAGTTCAAACTTGGCAACAAATGTACGCTACAAGTTTAGAAAGATTAGAGCAAAACGATAGGGAAGATCAATTTAGTGGATCACCTTTACAAATTAGAGGTGAAGATACAATTGCATCACCTTTTAAAAATAATTATGTAACAACAAATAGTTAGGTTTAATAATGCAAATACCTTTTGGAGAATGGCTTCCTGATCAACCTGACCATCTAAACCCTGGCTCAACTGTGGCAACTAATGTTTATCATGCCCAAACTTCGTACAAACCTGTAAAAGGTTTAGTTGCTTATAGTGGTTCATCAAATGTTACAAAAAATGCTAAAGGCGCAGGTAGTTTTAGAGATAATACAAATACAGTTTTTACTTTTGTTGCAACAAAAGATAATATTTATAAATTAACAAGTGGAAGTTTTACATCTGTTAAAGGTAGTATAACTATATCAGGTGGAGATACAGATTTTTTTACCTTTACTCAATTTGGACAATACGTCATAGCAAGTAATGGAGTTAATCCTCCTATGTATTATTTGATGGGTACTTCAACTAACTTTGCAACACTACAAAGTATAGCAACAAGTGGTAACGTACCTAGTAAGTTTAGAGTTTCAGGTGTTATTAGAGATTTTTTAGTAACAGGTAATATTGAAAATGCAAAGAATAGGGTTGCTTGGTCAGGTATTAACGATATTTCAACTTGGGAGGCAGGAGTAAGTTCATCCGATACTCAAGACTTGCCTGGTAGCGGTGGTCAAGTTGTGGCCATAACGTCAGGTGAGGTTGGTTATGTTTTTAGACAAAATCAGATCACTAGAATGGATTTTGTAGGTGGGAATGTTATATTTAGGTTCTCTGTAATATCGCCAAATAGAGGTGCTGTATATGGACAAACTGTATGTCAAGATAATAGACAAGTTTTCTTTTACGCTGATGATGGATTTTTTCAAATTAATGGCGACCAAGTGTTGCCTATTGGAGCAGAAAAAGTAAATAGATTTTTTGAAAGTGATCTTAACAAAGCTTATTCAGATAGAATTACAAGCGCTGTTGATCCATTTAACACACTAGCTATTTGGTTATATCCTAGTAAGAACAATCCTAACACAACAGGTATTTGTGATAGATTATTAATTTATAATTATGTAACTCAAAAATGGTCAATTGCTAATGTAAAAGCATCACAAATTTTTGAACAATTTGTAACTATTAATACAGTTGAGTTGATGGATTTAATATCAGAAAATTTAGATGATATTAATATTTCTTTAGACACTCCTTATTGGACACAAGGACAATTATATTTAGGTGCAATAAATGAAAATTTTAAAGCATCTATATTTAGTGGAAAAAATTTAGAAGCCGAACTTGAAACAACAGAAACAGAAATATTTCCTGGCGCAAGAGCAAACATAACTGGCATAAGACCATTGGTTGACGCTAATGCAAATGTAATAGTTAAAACAAGAGATAGATTAGCCGATACTGTAACCTCAAGTGCATCATCGACTATGAATGATAGTGGAATAAACCCTGTAAGAAAAAGTGGTCGATACTTTAGAGCAAATGTAAAAATCCCTGCTGACACTATTTGGAGTCATGCACAAGGAATAGATTTAATAGCAACACCAGGTGGTTCAAGATAATGAGTGATAAAATTGATATAGATAATGTTCGATATTCAATTGAAACTCAAGAGTTTTTTCAAAGACAAGTAGAAGAAGCTGTAAATACATTAATTAATAAAAACAACACAGAAAGCGATAAAGCTTTTGCATGGTTTATGAATTAGGAGAAATAAATGTCAGGGATTAAAGATTATTCAACAACACAAGCAAATAACACTTCCTTAAATGGTATCAATACCGCAGAGGGAATGTTACCCAGTGACTTAAATAATTCTATTAGGGCTTTAATGAAAAATACCAGAGAATGGTATAATGACGCTCAGTGGGTTATTTTTGGCGATGGTGATGGAGCTTTTACAAGTGCTTATGCTAGTGCAAGTTCATTTACTATAAATGGTGTAGATGTAACATCGTTTTATCATGCTGGTCGTAGAATTAAAATTACAGGGTCATCTACTGGTGTTGTCTATGGAACAATATCAAGTTCATCTTTTTCTTCAAATACTACAATTAATGTTACTCTTGATAGTGGTACTTTACAAAACGAAGCATTAACAATTTATTTAGCTATCTTAACTAAAACAAATAATTCAATTCCAACTGATATTATTAGTGCAAGTAATTTAACTAACAACTCAATCACAACTTCAAAAATTTTAGATGATGCAATTACAAATTCTAAAATTGCTGATAATGCAGTTCAAGCTTCTCAAATAAATGCAAACGCTGTAACCGAAGCTAAAATTAATGCAGGTAGTGTAACTAATACTAAATTAGGTGCTGATGCTGTTAATGGTTCTAAAATTGCAGATGATAGTATCGACTCTGAGCATCTAGTAGATGGTTCGATAGACACAGCTCATCTTTCAGATAATTCTGTTTCAATGGCAAAAATTTCTGATGCAACTATTGTTACTAATTCAGAACAATCTGGTCATACACCAGATGAT